AAGGTTGGTGGACAGATACGAGGCATCGCAACTGGTAAAAAACTCGCGCATGTTTCGCTGCCCCATCGCTCCCCAATACCCGACCCATGCACTACTAAAGCAAGTGATCGTTATCTGCGCTTTTCCTTCGGTATAGTCCTCAATGAATACCCGGATCGGATCGAGCGCTTTAACGCCGGTGATCGTGAGCATGGGGACGGTAGATTGTTTGACGTTCATGCTTTGGACTCCTCTTTAACGCCACAGAATGGACAGAAGGTGTGAAACATCGCCATCTTCTCTATTTTATTTTGCCCTTCAAGTTCAATTTCAAGATAATTCACCGTCCTTGATTCGCACAGTGCGTCAGTAATGGCTAGCGTGACACCACCCATGACTACCCGCTTAACTGGCCGCTTAAACGGACTGTGCTCTTTAAACTTTTCGGTCGCCCTCTTTTCGATGTCTGATACGCATGCGCATTTCATGCTGTCACCTCTGCAATCTTCGCCTTGATGTCATCCTGACCCGCACAGAAACCTTTGGCGTATTGCGAATCGGGCATCACGACATTCAACATTAGCGTGAGGTCTGCGATCAATATTGATTTTCCATCAAGGCAGCACAGCATCGCGGTAGCTCGATCATCTACAACGCCAGAAATTCCTTTACTCATACCCTGCGTTTCGATATTTTTAAGCATCTGTTTAAATTCACAACCCCAGAACCAGCCTCCACGCGGATAGTTATAAACTCGGATTTCGTTACCGTCTTCTGTCACAGCAGAATATTCAAGATCAGAATCGGGGCGCTCAACTTTCTTCCAGATAACGCCGCCGAATGAAATCTCTAACGGGACAGCCTCTATTTGTACTACTTCTATTGTCTCGGTAATCATGCCGTCACCTCGCTTATCAGGGCATGCGCTTCTTTTAGCGTTGCCAATTCAAATCGGGGGTGTCTGATACCATCCTCGGTAACCACCTCCAGCTTGTGTATGCAAAATAAGCCGCCCAGCGTCCAGTCACACCCTTTACCCGGCGCCGCGCCTTTTTTATGCGGCCCCGCCTTGGTAAATCGCCCGACGCAAGAAAATCCGAGGTAACGCTCAACATCATCAAATGTTTTTCCAGCTCCTGCGGAAATTAAGCTTATGCCCGACTGTATTGTTTGGCAGATAGGGCACTTGAATGCGCAATGCTCTATGGGAACGCCTTGCGCCTTCAAAGCGTCATGAAACTCATTTAGTGTCATTGTTATCATGCTGCCACCTCGCTCATAAAGAAAAACTTTTCGCCGCCTGAAGTTAAGCTGGAATCGATAATTTTCCGTCTCTCCAAACTTGCCAATGTTCCAGATAGAGCAGGACCAGTGAGTCCGCAATATTCTGCTATGGCGCATGACTTTTGATTTCCCAATTTCTTCAATGCATCGGTAACCATTTGGCTATTAGTCATGAGATAAACGACTTTACTTTTCTTCATGCGCCTACCCTCCCTTCATGCATCTTCCTCAAATCCGCTATCCGTAATCTCGGCTTCGCATCGACCTCGCGCAACGCCTTTTCTACCGATTCCCGCGACTGCCGGGCGTATATCTCGGTGGAACGGATAGAACGATGCCCCAGCGCGGCCTTAGCGATGCCCAGAGGATCGTTCGAAGTAGTGCGGCGCACGATGTTCATACCTCGGGTGTGGCGAAACCAGTGCGGGCTAACGCCTTGCGGCATTCCGGCAAATTTTGCCCAGTAGGTCACACGCATCTCAAAGGCGCGCACGGTGAGCGCACTCCAGTTGCGTCCACCGCTCTTGCGCGACACAATCAGCGCCTCGTCCAGTTCTGCATCGACACGCAGCAACAGCAGCTCGTGCAAAGCCTGGCGAACCGAAACCGTCACTAGTACCTCGTGATCGTGTTTGCGCCCCTTGCGGTACTCCTTGGGAATATAGAGATAGCCGCTCTTGAGAGCAGCGGCGGCATCGTTCACCCTCAAGCGCAGGCACTCGCCAATGCGCATGCCGGAATTAATCAGCAGATTGATTAAAGAATAATCACGCCGCGCCACATCGGTATTTGTTTGCTTGATAACAGTGAGCAACTTCTTTTGCTCATCCTCGGTCAGATATTTTTTTAACATTTCGCTCGCTCCTTTTTGATATTGATTTATGAAACCTGTGACAACAAACCCGTACTGATCGCCTGAGCCGAAGCTAGTTGCGCCTTCAGTTCTGCTACCTCGGCATCCTGTAACTGCATCACCTGGTTAGCGTGCGCCAGATGTGAAAAAAGCCGATCCCGCTCATGCTCAATTACACCTACCCTGCTAGCGAGGTTAAGCAATTCATTTTGTAAACTCATCGCCCACCCCGCATCGGAATAGTTTTTCTGGCCAAGTTCACAGCATTGCCAAATCGATACCCTTGTTTGAGGTAGAAAGCTGTATTCGCTATCAACTCCGTTGCCCCTATAAAAGATGAAATAGTCATACGGATAACTCTGCGCAATGTAATCAACATGCCACCCCCTCGATCAACGCCATGGCTGAACGAATATTGCCCAGCGCGCCCTCAAAATCCTCCCGCTCGATGCGCTTCATCGCCTCGCCGGTTAACTCTTGCATGCGGCGGATGCGCACCGAACCGTTCACGCATACCACGCGCCCGCCTAATTCACGGGCAAGACGGTTAATATCTGCCAGTTTTGTTGCCGGGTGAAACCGAATAATGTCCATCACTTTCTCCTCTCGTTAGCCATACTCATTGCCAAGTGCTTCAAACAGATTCGGAAGTGGCGCACCTTCATCGCCTCATCAAAATCCAACTTCAACCGACTGCGCCGCCATGCGGCACGCATCAAGTTTTCAGGCGGCTCCGTACTCTCCAGTGGTAACGCAAACTGGGGAGCGGGGGAGGTGTACTGCCTAGCCACCGCCCATCTCCCTCATGCGTGCCAGTGACTCTAAAATCATCGCGATATATTCCTGCGCCTCGCTCTTGATGCGGGCAAACTCCTTTGCGTCGATCTTGTCGTCATTGGAAAGCGACTCGTGAATCTCGTGATGAAACGAGCCGTTGCGAATCTGAATACGCATGAGGTGAACGATCAAAGCGTCTGTGGAAAGCGTAGAGAGGTCTGGCAGGTCGTGATACACGCCCCCCACCGAAGCCGCAAAGGCTTGCGCGATACGCTTATCGCCGGTGAGATTAGTGATGATGATGCAATCGGCCAGCGTGGGCTTATGGTGGTTGCCCTCGGTCGGATTAGCCTTGTTGTACAGCACACCGGGAGACATCCCCATCTGCGCCGCCAACTTCGCCACATCGCGATCATGTACCACCCGATAAAACGCCGCCTGCGCGTCTTGTGAGACTGACTTGCCCATTGTTAAACCCTCCGAAAACTTAATGTTTCAATGTTGGAGGGTGAGCGGGATACTGTAGCTGCTGACAAAGCGAGCGAGTATCACGAGCACCCGTCCCGCACTACGGCGACAACCGTAGGGCGGGACTACCTATTTATCTTCTGGACTTGTGCCGTCCGAGGCCGAGACTTTCACTTAGCCGCTTAATGATTTCCGTATTTCGGCTACGTCCTTCCTGTGCGGATGACTCATTCAGCTTCTCTAGTACTGCCTCGGGGAATCGCACCCGAACTGACTTATCTTTTGCTGTTGCTGCAATCTTCATTTTTGCCTCAATGGTTACACTGTGAGACACACACATTACACAGTGACACACCACATGTCAACTTATTTATGGTTACATGGTGGAACATGAGAAAGCGCGAGAAATGAAAGTAAGAGACATCCCACCATTTGGCATAAGAATGCCGCCAGACCTAAAAGAACGACTCAGTAATGAGGCCAAAATAAATGGCCGAAGTTTGAATGTTGAGATCGTTCTCAGGCTAAAGCGCAGCTTTGAAAATATGGCTATTGATGAGCATCCGCGCTACACGATGGAGCACCCCGTTTCTGGTGGTTACACATCTGACATCACTGACATCGAGCGCAAGCTGCTCACTATATTCCGTCGCATGCCCGTAGAAAAACAGCTTGCGCTGCTATCTCTTTTCAATTAAATAATAGAGGGAAACACTATGTCGAACGAAGAAACAGTTAAGGCAATTAAAACATTGACTCATGCGCTACTTGATATAAAATGGGGAGATGAACTTCTGGGTAAGCTAAAGGAATCTGAACAGCCTAAAATTATTTTTGATGTTATTAACGAGCACGATGCAAAGCATGTTCCAACGGTAATCCAGTCCACCTCTCAAACGAGAGAAACGTTGATAAGAAAATAACTAGATTCCACCGCTTGCCCATAGAAAGCAGTTGGCTTTACTATCGCTGTTTAACTGAGGGGCGTGATGGTGACAACGACAACCTAATTCTATGTCTAATGCCCTCGTAGCAGTAGCTAGAGCGCATCATTTAAACGAAGTCTGATGATATGAAGCCAACACACATTGCAGTCGTTATCCTATTGTCCACACTAATGGGGTGTACTACGACTCAGCAGATTAAACACACCAACGGGGTAACTGAGTACTTGATTGCTTGTGGCTCCGCTCTCGGATGGAATATATGCTACGACAAAGCAAATGAAATTTGCCCATTAGGCTATACAACGCTCTCGGAATTTGCAGGGTCTGATCGCAAGGAACTGCGCATCGATTGCCCCGATGCCAACAGACAAAGACAACCGAATCCGCCAGCAACCTCTCCCGGAACTCCACAATGAGATCTATGTGGCCAAGTATCGTAGCGCCCGCAATTCATACCACCAGCAGCCTAATTGCCGGTTCAGTTAGTTTCGCTAACAGTCCAATATTGGAAAATTCAAGCATGTCGCCCTATGCGGCTACAGGGCGCAGCGGCACAGTAAGCGGCACGTTGAACTTTGTTCCATTCTAAGGCGCTAAAAATCAAGCGATAATAGCCCTGCGGCGATCAACGTTACTTCCCTTCAATAACCCTGTAGTTTCCGTACATGTACCAGACGTAAACGACGGTTAGTATCCCCAGCCCCAATATCTGAGTGTCGCAATACAGCCACACCCCCAACGCGATGCTGAATATCGTTTTGATGGCAAGCGCAGCGAAAAGATTTGTTTTGCTGATCAGCCAAGCCATACGCGGATTTTTTTCATATCCGACGTGCGACGTAACGGCATAATATGTTGAGTAAAAATCAAAACACAGCAGACACAAGTACGCGATTAGTAAAATATTTAACAGCATTTGATCGTTAGTCATTTTTAGCCTCCATTGATGATATTTAGAGTCCGAGTTTTGCTTTTTCAGCGCGGCCCCATGCGCGGCAATCCTCGCAGTGCTGGTTATAAACGGCGTGCTCTGGAGATGGCGCAGTGCGGATTAACTTGATTTCATCGGCCATGCTGTAGTGTGCAGATATTTGATCAGCGATTTGCTGATTAATAAAACGCACGTGAGGACTAGCCGCCTTAATATCCAGTAATTGAGATGCCGTTGGTTTCACGATTTTAATGCTGGCGGCGATTTCTTCCGGCTGATCTGTCGGGAGCTTTGCACCGTCCGGTAGACTGACGTAAGTGGTGCCGTCCGCCAGTGTAGCTAGTTCAATGCCGAGCATTTGATGCTGATCGTCCATCGGCATGCGCAGTGTGCGTGTGATTTGAGCGTCGATATATTTTTGGTAACTGACGATAGTAATCATAGTGAAGCTCCTTAGTAAAGTTAAGCATGTGCTGCAAAGAATGGGTATGACGTGCATGCCCGAAAATAGATGCTGCTGATTCGATATTTCCGCGCCGCATCGCTTTGCGAAAATTTCCTAAACTGTGGCGACGGATAAAACGCTTTCCTGCCCAGGTGCGATACCCGACGAAATTAATCCCACGCGAGACGGGCGCAAGGGTTGATTTAGATAATTCCAATTTCAATTCAAAGCCGATGAACTCAACAATCAGGCGTTGATATTCAATGGCAAGTTTGCGAGATACGCCGAAAATCACGAAGTCGTCCACGTAGCGGCAATAATTTTGCACCGCTAGCTCACGCTTAATATAGTGATCCAGCGGGTTCAAATAAATCAGCGCGAAGAGTTGCGATAGCAGGTTACCGATGGGAATGCCGATAGGCTCTCCGTGGTCGGCAAACATCATCATAAGTTCAACAAATCGCGCATCTTTGATCTTGCGCTCGATCTGTCCACGCAAGATGCAGCGATCAATACGATAGAAGAATTTGCGGATGTCGAGCTTGAGCGTGTAGCTGTCGCGCGGGATACGCTGCAAGGCCGCCTGTGCGTAATCAGCGGCCTTGTGCGTTCCAAGCCCGACGCGGCACGCAAACGATTGATCGATGAATCCACGTTCAAAGATGGGCGAGATCACGCGATAGATTGCGTGCTGTACCACCAAATCGCGAAACGTGGGCGCATAGATGCGGCGCGCCTTGGGTTCGTACACCATAAAGCTATAGTAAGGCCGTGGTACATAACTACCGTCGGCGAGTTCGTTGTATAGATCATCCAGATTTAACGCCAGATGTTTTTCAAAATTAAAGCAGGCGCGTTTGCCGTGCTTGTGACGTGCCGCCGCATGAAAAGCGATCAGCAACGCTTCACGGGTAAATGCCTGTTCGTATAAATGTCCGATGCGCTTCATATCGCCTGACTTTCGAGACGATTAATCGCCCTACCAGAAAGACGGAAGCCATCCGATTTCGCCGTGGCAAAAGCCACGCGCCGGAAAGCGTCTCCCTTGGTTCCACTTTGACCTAGCTGCAGTCTTTGAGGTGATTCCGAGTCCGAGCGAAAGCCCACGTTGTTGTTCGTGTTGCCCCGCACATTGTTGAGATTCAACGCCCACACCCCCGCGCTCGCACCATTGCTCCAGTTGTACGCAGCGATCGGGCACATATTAAGACGCCTCCCGTTTATCAAGCTGCCGCTCGGCAATAATCCATCCGCCGAGCATTCTGCCTAATTCGTCCACCAGCCGAGAGAGCGCAAGGTAACGATGCTCGCCCTGTTCGACCGGTGATTTCTCTACGCGTTTTCCGTCCTTGAATTCGAAATAGCCCAGCGTGTACGCTAAGCGAATCAGCATCCGTAACTGTTCATGCCGAATATCCAGATTAGAAAGCGCAGTTTTTTTGTGAAAACGCTTTTGGCCTTCCACGATGAAGCCGTAAGTTTCATAAGCTGCGCGCCGAATTTCCAGCGCGAGTCCGTACTTTTCATGGTTCGGAAAATGATTGAGATGAATATTCATCAGCTTTGCGAATTCCATAAATTTCTGATCCAGCTTCGCTTCATCGTGTAGGCCCATCGCTATCGCTCAGGCCGTCAGAGATACAAGGCCGAGCGAAAGCCCACGGCGTTGCTCGTGTCGCCCCGCACAACGTAGAGATGCAACGCCCACACCCCCGCGCCCGCACCATCGCTCCAGCCGAACGCAGCGATCGGGCACATCTCATTGGGCTTGTAGTCCAGGAAATAGTCTTGTCCGAATGCGTTAGTGCCGCCGATGCCTGTAGCTAACGGGATGCCCGCTCCTGTTGCAGCCCATGCGTTACCGCTGACTGCGGCATTGAACACCTGGGTGGCAGAGCCGTAATAAGTAGTGCGGTTTGCGCCAGTTGCCCACAGTGCGCCGAACGTGGTTCCGAGGCTCGTGTACTGTGCGGCATAGGCGGTTGCGCCCCACGCATCCGTCGCCAGCGCATTGCCTGCGGTGATATTTTTCATCGCAGCAGCGGTGTTCAGAATATAGATGTTGGTCGCATCAGAAGTCAGTCCGAGGCAAATCTCATAAATCAGACCATTTTCATCCGCCGAACCGCAGTTCTGCCCATTGTGCGTAGTGCGAGCAAAGAAGTTCGCACTACCTGTTTTCCCAGCACCTGCATAGGTTCCGTTGCCATCAGAAATATATGCTATCGCGGCATCGTTCACGTCACCCAGTGCATTGTTGTTCAGGCCCTTGGGGAAATTAGTAATTCCAGCAGGGTCATACCATGCGCAAAACGTGGATGATGTTGCGGCCTGTCCGTGAACCTTGCTGACCGTAGCCGCCCATGTTTTCATAAATATGCTGGCAGGAAAGAAATTATTGCCGCGCGATTTGGCTGCGGCGATTGCGCCGTAATAAAAATTGGCAGGTGCTTGAGCGTTGCCTGTACAAGCTGAAAATACCGCTGTGGCCAAGATTCCGCGCTGCGCGCTCGTGACCGGGATGCCGTTCTTGATGCTGGATGCGATGCCTCCGTTATTGCTGCACTTGAAGGCGTCTCGGAAATATCCGGGCTGAAGCGCGCCGTTGTCGTAGAACGCACGAGGGACTGAGTAACCCGCCGCATTAGCCGTGGCGACATCAGGGTACGTGCTGAACGGAACAATGGAATCCTGATTGATCGCCAAACCGTTCGCGCCGGTACCGCGCTTGATATAAGCGACTGGCCACCAGATCATCACGGAACCATCCGAATATTGATAGTGACCGTAGTTATCGCTGGACTGATCGCGGCACCCGGTCATTTCGACCATTCCGGCAGGCAAGGCATTCGGACAGATGCCGACACCGAATCCGCGCTGCCCGGGGATGCCGATGTTATTTACTGTTCCAGCAGCTCCAGTGCCGATGGTAATACCCGTTGGGAACGATACCGGCTGACCGTCTTTTCCGGTGATGCTGCGTAAATTTAAATTGCTCATAATTTCTCCTTATCCAAGAATTGTCCAGTTTGAAAAATCATCGAGAGTGACATTCACTCCCTCTCCTATTGTTAGTGGCCCTATTGAATATGCGTTGTAATAACTAGGCACGCTGCAATCCGCCAGCACCGTCGAGAGGTGCATGCTGATAATTGGGTTTAGGCTGGGATTGGCCGCCAGCGCCGCCGTCCATGCAGCCTGAGCGGCCGCGCTTGATGCTGCTGCGGAAACCTGCGATGCCGCTGCCGCCAGCGCATTGGCAGCGGCATTTGAAAGCCCGGCGCTGAGTGCGCTCTGAACCAGCGAAGCCACCGCTAGCGCATTGGCGTTAACCTCTCCTGCCACGATATTGAACTGTGCGGCCAAGGTGGTGTACTGCGGCCCCATCGCAGTGAGCGCGGCCATAAAAGCATCCGCAATGGCGGTGTAGACATCCGGGTTCTGAATCCCTCGATTTGGCGAGGGCGGCATCACAGCAATCGTCTGTGTAATCGTGGTCATATTAGGCTCTCGATAGAAATAGTGCAGATTGAGGTAAGGGGGCCGGGGATGACGATGTTGAAATCATTGAATTTCCCGTAATAAGATAAACCATCAAAATTCGTGCTGCCGATGTAGATGGCAGGGGTAACGCGGAGTTTGGCCAGCCTGCGCTTGAGTTCCCCTATAAAAGCGTTGTCCACGACCACGGTAAAATCTCCGGTGTCCGAATAATCCCCCTCTTGGAAATAGTAGTGCCCCCACGCATCTTTTGCTTTGATCGAGTAATCGATAATGCCGATCTTTGCACCGTACTGCGACTCGCCAATATCATTGCGCTTGCCGAATTTGCAGGTTCCGCACAGTACAGTTTCACCCGGGGCCGATAAGGTGATAGTGATAAGCGGATTGTTGTACGGCTGCATATCAATTTCGATGCATTCGTCTTTCCGCACAATCGGTTCCAAAAAGTATTTATACAGATTGTTGATCCCGGAGCTGGATACCATGCTGTACGTTTTATCGTAAACAGCCCCGTCGGCCACGGTAGACATCTGGAAACGCACGGTTGCCGCCGACACATTTTTAAGCGCGACAGAATCGAGGCGGCCGCTGCCTTGAAAAACAACCGTAATGCTATCCATCGCGGAGGATTGGGAGCCATTCACATCATCGAACATGGAATACAGATTGGTTGATCCAAGCGGCTGCCAGTAAGTAATGCTTTGCAGCGGATAGGTATTGACGGGAACAGCCTGAAGCGCCTTGAAAACTTGATGTACCTGCGCGGTGATCGTCAGCGTCCCGGTGCCCGCACTTGCCGCATCGAGCGGGATGCCATTCTTTTTGGCGGACAGATTAAAGGTGCCTGGCACGCTATTGATAATCCAGTACAACACCCCCGCCACGAAGCCGGGCGGCAATGTGCCGGTCGAAGCTAATAGCACCGGGATTGCATCCACCAAGCCATGCGATGCCCAGTTGAATACGGCGGGTGAACCGGCGGTGCAGATCGTAGCCGCCGCGCCGCTGACTGAGGGATTAACCACGCGCACTTTATCGCCCAGATTGTAGGTGAGCGCCGGATTGGAATAGTAATCGCGCAGCCCGTCCGTCTCCGGGATCGAGCTGGAAACAAGCGACACGCTGGTCACTGGACTGGGTTCGATGATAATCATGCTGGCAGCACCTTTACCCCAAGCCCAAGAGCTTGCCAGCGAGTTAAAATTTTTGTAGCTTTATCTGTATTGTTCGCAGTTTTACCGCTGCTGATCGCGATGGCGATTTGTGCGTCATGATTTTCGGTGCGGAGCTGCTTTACCTCGGTAACCAGCGCGGAATTACTTTCTGTCAGGCGCTTGAGTAGCGCATTGGTTTCGTCGCGGGCTGAACGTTGCAAGTCCACAAATGGGCGAGGGGTTATTTCTTCGCCTTGGTGAATATAGGCTGGGCCATCTTGCGTGATGTAGTTGGATCCGATTGAGTAGGATGGTAGAAGATCATAGGCAGATTGGGCTGTTGCCTGAGCATTTTTTGCTTTATTTTGCGCAGTAGCGATAGTAAAAAGCGCAGCGTTATTTTGCGCTTGGGAGGGGTAATTGGTATTGCTCCAAGTTTGATATGACGCATTAGCTGCTGCCGTATCGGCTATTGCATTATTTAATATTAGCAATGCGGCATTTTTAGCTTTGGTGTGCGCAGGGTCTGGGTTATCCGGTCCATACGGAATAACTGTCTGTGTTGTTGATGGCGCGCTTATTGCCGTCAACGATGGCGCAGCCTGATTATTTACGGTATTAATAATGGCATTACTCGATGTGACTACTGGCGTTGACTGCCCGTAATTTCCAGCGGCTGGCGTTGTTGATCCGGTAGCCGGGACGAACGCATATGGTGCAGTTGTATACGTCGATGTAGATGTCACTACCGCCGCAGGTTTTGGCAGCGCGTTAACGACAGTCGTTATCGCGTCAATCAACGATTTCATGTTTGTATCAATCTTGCCAATATAACTATTCAGCGCGGTGATTGCGTCGGCACTTGATGTCGATGCAGTCAAAGAATAGTTATTTGTCGCTGTGGCATAGTCCGCCATTTTTTTAGCCAGGTCAATCGTGGCCGTGTTGGTTGCGAAAGTATTCTGGCGAATCACGTCTGAGATATTGTTAAGCGTATCGAGTGCCGTCAACATGCTTACGCCATTGGCAATCACCGTGTCGTTGAACGAGATGGTATTGGTAGTTGCGTTTAGAACCTTCGCCATATCCGCCTGATATTGGGTATAGCTGGCTGACGTTTTCGAGGCGTTTAATAAATCCTGCCCGGCAGATTGCAAACGATTCTGTGCAACCGTGTCACCTGTTGCGGCCTTGGCGGCGATTTGACCAAAGAATGCTTGAGCGTCCTGATATTTAGCTAGCGGATTTGTCTGCATCGCCATATCAACTTTAATCGACCGCTGAAAGTCTGTCAGTGTCAGATTGAATTGTTTCAGGCCAGTGATTGCGCCAACTACGGCATCCCGCGATGAAATCATCGTGTCATACGATTGACGCAGGCGGTCAATCCCCGCCTGTAATCCAGTTAAGAATGCAGAGAAGGAATTCGACGCGGCAAGAATCTGTGCCTTTTGCGCGTCGGTAATTCCGCTCGTCATCGCCGCCGTGACATAAGCCGCCATCTGTGTAGCGGTAGTTTTGTTGCTTACCAGACTATCAATCGCTGTGCCGCTAAACTGCGCCTTGGAGTCTGCATAGGCATTGCTGATCTGCTGTGAACTAGTGGTGTAAAACTTGGTGAACTGCTGCAACGATGCCAGCAACCTATCCAGACCACCTGCGGCCTTGGTTAAGTTATCCGTCAGCGTAAATGTACTCGCACTCGCCACCGTTTGCGCGCCGCCCAGGTGATTCAATGCCGTCACTACAGATTGATTCTGCGCAGTGATTCTGATCACGGTTTGCGCCATACCTTCTCCGGCTACTTGAAACTTCACCATCGTCGGGAATAATTGCGTCGCCATCGCATCCGCAGCTTTTGAAATAGCATTCATCACGGCGTTTTGTTGTTCTGCCACCGTCATGTTCATCAAACTCAGGCTACCTATTCCGACTTGCATAGCGTTCATCTTCGCGTCAAAAGTCGAGGTGTCCTGCCCCATCGCCGTAGCCGCCGTTTTAAAGGTAGCTGCCACGCCGTCGAATATCGTGCCAAATGCCTTGTTTACGTCCGCGCTTACGCCCGCCGTATTGGTTGAACTCGTAGTGTTTGAATACAAGCCAAGGATGTTCTGCGTTTGATCTGCGGTCACGTACTGGTTAATGCTTCCCTGCCCTTGCCTAAATTGGCCTAGCGTGCCATTAATGCTCATCCCTTTATCGGTGACAGTTTGGCTGGCGCTGCTACCCATTGCGCCCACGATGCCGCCAACCACCGCCCCGATGGCTGTTCCAATTACCGGCACAATTGAACCAACTAGCGCGCCAATCCCCGCGCCGACAGCAGCCCCCTCTATTTTGAGCAAAGGGTTTGCCATGCCGCCAGAAACAACGCCCAAATTTGAGTTGAGCGAACCGCCTACCGCCTTTAGTGCAATAGTTAAAAAGTTCTGCATGCTCGCATCGACTGACTTGAGAGATGCGGCCATACTCACGGTGACCGGTGTAGCGTCTAACTGCGCTTGCGCGATGATAGAAATCCCGTTTGCGATCGAGGCGGACTTTGCGCCATAGTCTCCCAACACACTGCCGGTTCCAGTAAGCGATTGACGCTGTGCGGCACTCATAGAGGCGTTACTGCTGCTCAAGGCAGACAGCACGATGGGGATTGCGGCCAGCGCCAATGTACTTCCTTGTGCTGCGGTCAAATTCGGCGCGGAACTTTGTGACATGCTGCCGTCTGCATTTTTGGTGCCCTTCCAGTTAATCCCCTTAACCCAATCCATACCCGCAGCCATAGACGCGCCGATATTGGCAGAGAATTCCTTCATCCCGGTCGCGTTCACCAGCGTGTCATTAACACCCTTGCTAAATTCAGTCCCCATCGACTTGCCGAAACTCTTTGCAGTGCTGTCAATAACATTTGCCCCGGGCGCAAAGGCGCTGGAATAAACGTTTTCAAGTTGGGGTGCGTATTTTTTGCTGGCGACTTCCTGAGCGTTATTCTGTTCCGACTTGATAAGCTTTTCGTTTGCTGCAATTCTCTTCTCAAGCCCCGCCACGATCACGGTGTTTTGCGATAGCCATTGCATTGCCGCCTTATCCTCAGCAATCGATTTTTCAATTTCCGCAATTTTTAACGCATCAATCTCGTCCTTTGACTTCCCCATTGATGCCGTACTGAGATCGAGCGCGATACTTCTTTTACTGATCGAATCTGCTTCGCGTGCTATCGACTCGGCCTTATGCGTAGAAAGCTCGGTGAGTTTTTTCGCATCCGCAGCTTCCTTATCGGACGCAGACTTGTCTATCTGCGCAACCGCTTCAGGAATAAGTTGTTTAATTTTGTAGTTCGCGTCAGATTGGGTAATCACACCATGACTAGCTTGCGCCTGTACTTCGATAATTTTCTTCTGTGCTTCAACCAGCTTGATCGTTGAGTCGGTTTCGGTATTCAGAATAAATATACGCGCTTCCGCATCCGCAGCTTCCTTGGCGTGCGATTTATTCAGCGCCTCCGCTTCGCGCTGCGCTTTGGTTTTCTTATCGCCAATCTGGTTGATCTGATCTGCAATCTGCGCCTCGCGCTCCATCACCTTCACGGTTTGAGTTTGCTTGTTAAGCCAATCCATTGTTACTTGCAACGCGGCTACTTTGCTACTGTCGGTATTTTCTAATTCCTTCCTAAGTTTCAGTTCGTTCTTGACCAGCTCATTTTTTTCATTTTGCGCCGCGACATCTTTCTTCTCAAACTCATCCTTGGCTTGCAGCATTGCCAGCTCGCCAGCTAATTCAGCATGACTCTTACCCAAAAAACCCGTACCGGCGTTTGATCGCTGATCGGCTGTCTGAATTTCCTGCTTTTTTTGACCGATTAACTCTTGCGTTGTAGGTACGTGACCAATGCCATTGTAGGCATTCTTTAATCCGTTCCATGCCGACGTTAGTAACCCGACACTTTGCGTTTCTTTATCGAGATGAGCATTGGCCTTTTCGGCTAAAACTAATTGCGCCTTCTGCTCTTCACCGGCGCGCTGCAATGATTCGATGTAATCCAAATCGGCAGCAGTTAAAAAGTGCATCGACTTGTTCAGCTCTTCCGCGCCCTTGAGCGGATCGGAAAATAGCTTTACCAACTCCGGCGCCACTTTTTCAATATCGGTGCCGGTCGCGCGGGCATAGTTGGCCGATAGCTGTGCAACCTCGCCCATCGCCTGCGCGCCGATCTGCCCGGAGGCGACCAGCGCGGTAACAATATCCTTGGAGGCGCCGACGGTGATCTGTCCGCTGTCCGCCATGCTTCGGGCTAGAGAGTCCATCCCGCTGCGCGTCATCCCGGCGTAGTTGTTAGTCACAGCCAGCGCGTTATTCATCGCGTCCGTCTCGACGCGAGCTTTTTCAAAAGCGTAGGCCATGCCGGCAGCCGCCGCGACCACCGCACCAATACCGATCCCGACAGGGCTTAGCATAGCGGGCAAGATACCGAACGCGTTAGCCAGGATAGACGCACTACCGGCCATCTTTGTGGAGTCACCCCTTGATGCCTCGCGCATCAGCACCAGTGATTCACGAATTGCCGCCGAGTTGGTTTTAACCGATCCGGTATGCGCATCGTTAGCCGCAACATCCGCAGACGAGGCGGCTGAAATTTTGATTAATTGCCCTTCGACTTCTTTATATCCGTTGGCTAGCGCATACGCCTTGTCGCGTTGTGCATCAAAATATTTCTGCTGACTTTCAGATACGGAGTTTTGACGTGCGACAGCGGCAGATACTTCCGCGCTGGACCTCTTCACCGTGTTCAATGATTCGCTTAAGCGACCATTGGCCGCGTTGAGTTTGTCCGCCTCAGAGCCGAGCGTGCGCGCCGAAGCGCCGAGCTTATCCTGCTCTGCGCGCACTTCCTTGATCGCCCCGACCGCTTCCTTGTTGTCGGCGGTCAGGCGAATCCCAATAATATGCTCAGCGGCCACGATTCAATATCCTCAATGCTTCGTTTTCCATCGCCTGTAGATCGTCAAAGACCTGCCTGTATTGGGTAGGATCGACCTGCATCAACCGCAATGTGCTTTCAATATCGGCACGCGGCAACCCGTAGAATCGACCGCTCATCCCGTCCTGCTGCCAGCGTGAGCTAAGCGCGCTGAACACCTCCCAGCTCGCCCAGTTCTCTGCCCACACTAAAAATACATCGTCGTTTATCTCTTGCTCGTCGGCCTCTGCGCCGATCATCGCGTCAATCTCTTCTTCGCTTAACTTGTATCCGCGCAGCTCTTCTCGATGCTTCTGGAGTGCTGTAGCGCCACTGTCGGTAGAGTCCCCTGCCCAATGGCGCACAGCCTCTATGAGTTTTTTCGCTTCGCCTTATTCCCTGCCGACATATCAATGTAAGCCACTACGATAGCGCGGCGCATGTATTGCACCTTCACCACGCGCTCCAGCAGCGAGGCAGAGAAATCAATCGGCTTATCGTCCGCGTCGGTGAACCCCTTCAGGTTGCGCACCACCTTGCGCAAAATTCCTGCATCGGGAGACTCGCTGCTATCTTTCAGGCTTTCCATCAAGTTGTCGTATTGATCCTGATCCAGCAGCAAAAAGTCAGCCGTGATTTCGTGGGTCTGTACTTTTCCGCCATCAATCGGCTTGGAAATAATCACCGGGCTATCCTTGATGATGCGCTCTTCGTTTTCGTCTTCCATTCTGATTGGCATGTCTTTTTCCTCTTTCTTTGATTTAACTAAAAACTATCGACTAACGACTGCCGTTAATACGTCACAAATGCAAATTCATCACCACCGTCAATCGGCGTGACATCCATCGTCATACCGATCATGGCCGTGCCGTTACTGTCCGAATACTTCGGCGCCTTGAGCACAACAGCCGGAGCGCTGAGTGAAAAGATATTTCCCGCAACCGTACCATGGGTCAAAGCCAAAGGCCCCGGTGTAGCGGCGCGACAATCGCCGAACCAATCGTGCGCGGCAACATGCACCGCTTCCATGCTCACGCTGCCCGCAGGCTTGCGGTTGGTAATATCCACGCGCTGAGGAATACCAGGGCGCGACACCTTCGCGATGACGTTGGCCAAGTCCATACTGAGCGAATCCAGCGCGGCGGCGTTATAGCCGTGCAACGAAAAGAAAGAGGTGTTGACGGCGTTGGCGATTAAGGGACGCTGCCATCCGGTTAATACAACCGCAGGGGAGGCGCCATCAACGACCGGAACATAAACCCCGGTGAGAGAGACTTTCGAAGTGGGCAACTTATCTGCGCTAATTTGTGGAATAGTTGCCGTGCCGCGCACACCCAAAAATTTATGCTGCACTCCGTCGATGTTGAAATACATCGTGACCGATTCAAGTGCCTGAGTAATGGGGCGGTAAGCCACGTTCGCACCGATACTGTAGGCGCTGGTTGCGTCTGGAGCTACCCATGCGGAAGAGGCGACAATAGCCGTCTTGGTCGCGCCGTTGTAGTCCACGATGATGCCGCTTTGCCCGGCACCCGTCCCGGCGGTGATGCTGATCGGCATCCCGCTATAGAAATTATTGACTGCGGAAGCGGCGGCAGCAAGCACGATACTGGTTATTGTTCCGCCTACCTGTGCCGAACCCGCTACGGGAGCGGCAAGAATCGTTTCTGATAATCCGCACGCACGCAGCACAGGGCCGTAGGCTGGCGGTGTTCCGGCAGTACCGGAACCGGCCAATTCCATTTCAAAATCGAGTTGCCCGAACGCGGCAGAGGGCATTGATCCCATATTGCCGAAGTACGGCAGAATACTATTGCGCTGATCTTCCGTTGCTTCCAGCGGGTTTAGTGTCGGGTTGCCGCGCAACAAGACAGCGTTGGCCGCACCGGTTGGATTTGAATCAACACCGTTGGTAGCTTCGATTTTTAACAGCAGCGTCGTGATTAATAATTTCATGTCATCTCTCCAAAATAAATTAGTGCTTATGCGTTGGGCTTGCGGGTTTGCGTGGCATCGTCCACCACATAGCTTCCGCCGTGGCAGTGATACGGATCAATCACAGCATCAGCGATAGTCGCATCAACTACCACCGGAGCAATAACACCCGTACCCTGAGCAACAGTTTCGGTCGTCACGTCACCCGTGTTATCGTCATTCAAATCCGTACTCTTCTTTGCCATGATTCTTCCTTTCTAAAAAAATTAATCGCCCTGCCTTACCAGATCAAACGCAACCCAGCCATACGGCGATTCAAGCTGGCGGCTCTGCCTAAATCCGGTCGCACGTAAAGTATTGGTCAACAGTGTACGGCTGCGCAAAAAGGCTTTGATCTCATCGATCATTACACCTTCGGCATCCTCTGCGGCAGAGGGCGGCAATCCTTCGGCAACCTTGATTTGACACAGCAACCCGATCTGGTGTTTTCCGTCCGATGCTTCGCGCCCCAACGTGTGCGTATAATCATTTTCATCTTTCGACACGACGGTATAGATGCCCGCCGTTAAATCGGCTTCGGCGCGCTGTGCAAAATCAAGCAAATCACGCGTTACCACCCGCGCCGGATATTTTGCGGCCAGCGCGGCCTTGATTGCTTCCATCGCAATACTGAGCGTGCTCATGCCATCGACTCCATCACACCGCGCTCAACACCCACATCCATTACCTCAAAGAAACGGCTAGTTAATTTCTCGGCGGTTGGTGCAACGAACGGCGCGGGCTTGGTTCCCTTCATATAGATCGACATCGCCAACGCCCGGGAGCGGAACCGCAACTCCATATCCTGCTCGCCGCGTTTCGAGCTGCTCTTGCGCGCCCACTTAAACCCGCGTGCTGCCGGTGACTGGCGTAAAAAATCCAGCAAGTTGTCCGGGTTCGGGTAGTAGCGCGCCTTGCCTGCCGCAGGGCCGGTGCCTTCTTCCACCGCTTCGGCATAATTCACCGTCGGAGTGATAAAACGCGACAACGTGGAAGCGCGTACCCGTATCGAACTTTTCAAATTACCCGTTACATCGCTTTTGCTGGCCTCGGCGATCATCATATCCGCGCCTTCCTGTGCCGCCCGATCCAGCGCCAGCTCAAGATTTTGCGCGATCACCCCCGGCGCTTTATTCAGCGCGGCGCGAGTGCTCTCATCATCAAGGGTGTAGCTCTGTTCCATTATCTGTGCCACCCGCTGCTTAGCAGAAATAAATACGTTCCGCCCGCGATCACCGTAGCGGCTAGCCCGGCCATAGTCCACTTGCCGAAATCGGCATATTTCTCATCCAACCATTCCTTGAGCGCCTCCTTAACCACTTCTTTAGCGGCATCTTTATCCAGTGGCATGACTTACTCCGTCTCTTTCAGGTGATCGATTAGTTCGTCGAGGCGCTTGCGGTCTTCACCACAGAGCCGGGCATTTTCTCCGATGTTGGCAAGGGCTTCGCCGGGTGTAACAGTACCGGCTTCGATGACTTCACCAGCAGCTCTGCCGGAATCGCCTTGAGCGTCGAGGGAGGGCATCCATGCTGCGTTGTACAAGCTGATCCAAACAGGACTAAGCTGCACAGTAGGTGAGTCGGTCGTAGCGCATTGCGCAAGGTTTGCGTTAGTTTCATAGTTGAGCCTTTCTTGCCAGTGACGGTAATAAATATCTGATTTACTCTTCCATTCGATTACGTCCGCCGCACGTTTCCGACCAACGTCCAGCGCGCGCATAAACCGATCTTCGCCGTTGCGCGCCGTTTTCAAATCCTGCGCGTCCCGGCTGTTCGACTCGTAACGCAATCCAGCTACAAAACCAAACACGATACCGGCAAGTGCCAGCAGCAACAGCGCCAGCGCACGGCCTTGCCAGGGGATAAGGTTTATCCACATACAATCTCGCCTCCCCATGAAATATAAAGAGGTTGCCACTTGAGCAAAATGGCACGCGGGTAATCTCGGTTTTCTTTAAACATGTCGGCTCTGCGTCCGGCGTTAAATGGCTCGACCTCTTTGGCGATCAGCACATTCGCGCCAGCCTTGGCCGCCAGCTTTTCATCGCGCTTGATCCACCCGGCGCCGCCGTTGTATTTCCACATCGCTTTCCACATGCGGTCGCACGGGGTCGCGCCTTCACTGGAATCAAATAATTGTTTATCGTAGATCGACTGAGCGCGCAGCGCCCATTGCGGGTTAAGCGGGGCATTGCTGCCCAGCTGCTCGGGGTATGCGCCACTGATCCAGTCGGCGGTATCGGGTGTGAACTGTGTCAACCCGCTGGCAAAAGCAGAGCGGGCGTTTTTGTTCCAGTGGCTTTCCTGATGAATTTGCGCGGCAAGAGCCGCAACAGGCGCATCCAATCCCCAAACGAAACGCGCATTACGGATTAGGTCACGCTGATATTTAAGTGCCTCACGCGGCACATCTGCCATCGCTACTCCAATAATACCAATCAATAAAAACGGTATCACGGCGGTGAGAAATATCTTCCAGCCGATGAATTTACGCGAGGTACGCATTACATCGCCATCCCGACAGAGACCATTGCAATGCCCATCAAGAAGATGCGCCTAAAGCAGGCGATTGCAAAAACTAGCTCATAGCCCTGAACAATTGCAAAGTCGGCGGCCCCCATGCGTTTGCCGCAGGTGCGCCAATCGAAAGCAACTAAATAGCTATCCGGGCGGGAATAAGGGAGTGCGCGCATATCAATCCAGAATCCAAGCAACGCGCCCAGCGTGACGAGTGAGAGCTTGTGAATGTCACTCCCGATCAGCTCCGGTTTTAGGTAAGTGATAAAAACGAATAAGGCTACAGTGAATAGAACCAATCCGAAAAACCGTGGCAATACATTTTTAAACATCATCTAGCCTCCTCAAACATTTTCATTAATTGCTCGAATAAATATTGCGGCGTGCCGTTACGCGTGCTTTGTGATAAGCCGTCCCGCATCGCCACAGGTTTAGCGATATTGCGCATCGACATTTCTTTCATCGCCTCGGCTTGCGCCCGCAGGATCAGCAAGTTGCGGTCGCCCGGCAGGATAGTGGTATCCGTCGCCAGCGTGCCGATGCTATGTGCCGCAAAATAGTAAAACTTGAACGTGGATCCCAGTACGGTAATTTGCAGCGAGGTAGGAGCGGGCAACAAATGAATCTCTCGCACCGCGCCGTTCATGCACACTTGAATATCGGGCAATTTCCCCGGGAAATTTTTATCCCACGGCTTGATGCCCTTCGCTGCAATGCTCCATAAGTCCGCCTTGAACAGCAGTAAATCAGCCGGAGCCGGATAGTTAAACTGTCCGGTAGTCAGTAACATCGTACCTAGCATGGTGCGCGGACGCACCCGCCACATATCCGCCGCCGCCGCATCCAGATGCCGGTTAAAGTCCACATCATTGGCCGCAATAAAGACACTCGCACAAGCCTGTAGCGAGGCTTTATAGTCAATGAGCAAATCGGCTTTGGATAGAGTGCCTGACATAGCGCGTTATACCGCCGCGCGCCGTGCGACTTCCGCTTGAAGCGCGGCGATGAAAGCAGCGTCTACATCTTCTTCGCTAGCACCTAAGGACGCTTCCAGCGTTGCGGTCAGCTCGGCATTGCTCATAGCGGCCAGCTCGCTCTCGTTACCTGCGCGCCTCAGCAACTCTTCAGCAATGGCAAGCAGCAGCGTCTTGCGTGCCGCACCCGCCCGCTCCAAATCGCCCAGCGTCTTGATCTGTTCAATACTGAGAGCAGGCAACTGCGCAGCAACATCCTTTACGCTACTGGCAATCAATTCTACAAGCGGGTCAAGCTGCTCTTCGGGCTGAACTTCTTCCGCTTGAGGCTTCAAATGCGACGGCACTTCATGCGCTTCAAAATGCCGTGTCTCGCCTGGCAACACCATCGACGCGCCTACGTACATAGGCATATCGGTATTATTCTTAACTGGAATTTTGTTCAATTCGTTCTCCTTCAAATGTTGCCCGGCCATTCCCGTTCCATTGTTATAGAACGGGCGGCGAGTTTAAGGGCAACTGGTTAGCGATTAACGCGAGCCGTGGCGGAATACAGCACGATCGAGGTGTAAGCCGCTTTCAACTGCGTCGGCGTATACAGCACAACGAACTGATCGCCGAAAGCTTCCTTCTTACCGGTGAACAGGCCGCTAGCATCGCGCTGATCCTGTAACTGTCCCATCGTCCAAGGCTTCATCATGCGGTAGCGAGTCATGCCGCGCTCGCCGATCACAATGCGTTGGTCGCCCATGTACAAGCCCGGTGCCGTAGTGCGGAAGTTCGGCACATTCTTGACCATGCCAAGGTTTCCTTCCGAATCCAGATTCGTGCCGTTGCTGGCGGCGGACTCGATAAAGCTGCGCGCCTGTTCAATCTGAGTGCGGATTACGCCGCTCATCAAGCCGAAGTTGGCGATGTGATAACGATCCGCCTCGATCACGTTCTTGCGCAGACCGTAGCGATACAACAACGTATCCCAGAACATATCGGTAGCCACTGCGCCTTGATCGGTATTGAAGACATACACGTTGGTCGCGTAGGTATAGCTGGTCGCCTCGATAGCGGCAGCATTGGCCGGAGCCGTAGCAACGCCCAACTGGTTGACGAAGTGGATTTCACCCAGGTTGTAATCCAGCGAGTAATACATCCCCGCGCCTTGCGTGTTGGTGCCGTCGTATTCTGCGATGGCAACAGTCGCAACCTTAATGACCACCGGATACAGCGTCGCGCCGACCTGAGCGCCCAGCAAGTCAAATACCTTTTTGGGGCGTACAACAGGGAAGTGCGCCAAGTCAAATACGGTCAGTGCCGCATTACCCGCACCAACCGCTTCAATAGCGACAGCCGCAGCAGCGTACTGATCCGACGACTGCAAAATCTCGTTGAAGATCATGCGCTCGGTATCTTCGCCGATGATACGGGACGCATTGCGTGCGTTTTCTGCCACGGCATCCCAATCCAGTTGGCCGTTGCTAGTCAAATAACGCAACTCGTCCGATACTTCGAACGCGAGCTTTTGCGGGATGGGGCGAGCCTCTTCAAAGGTCTGCTTGACGGCTGCACGCAAAACACTGCCACCCTCATACGTGCGCACACCGGCAATACCGGCGGCAGTCGTATCGCGGTAGCTGTACGGAATCTGAGCAGTAGCAGAGAACGGGAGTGTGCCTACATCCACGAACTGCAATCCGATCAGGTTATACAACGCCTCGCGAATCACCGTGCGTTCAAAAATGGCCGGTACCGCAACATCCGAAGTTACGCTATCACCGGCGGCAAGCATTTTGTGCTCGGCGTGCAAGCGACGGCCGTTCTCTTGGTCATACATAGCAAGCACGGCATCGGCGAGCTTTTTATTTTTCGCCTGCAATACCCCGCCAGTATTCGAATAACGTGACGCATCACCGATCTCGCTAAAACCGAAACGTCTATCCGCGTGTTCCTGCAGCGCCTTAACTTCGTTGGATGAATCCACCGTGATATGCACGTTTCCGGCAGGGCGTGAAAAGCCCATTCCTGAAAGCTGCTTGGCCACCGCCAATTCGTTGCCGTGCTTGATCTGGTTTTCTGCCAGGCGTTTCACCTGGTCGGCGCTCATCTCGGGCGTAATCAAATCGGCTACTTGTTCGGACAGTGTTTTTTTCGTCGCTTCATCCAGCCCGGTCGCCGCGTTGATCGTGTCGCTCAATAGCTTCACGTTCGCGCCGCGATCTTCCGCCAGCTTCTTTGCCGCTGCCGCTGCTGAGCTATCGCGCTCTGACAAAATTCGGCTCACATCCTCGGCGGTAATTCCGCCCTTGATACCGGACATATCAATCGACAGCTTGATGTCTTTGCTACCTGAAGTAATCTGTTCCGCGAGCTGCTTGCCGGACTCGGCAAATTTTTCCATCAACAGCTTGGCTTGCACCTCATCCGTGATGGGTTGCACGGCAGCTTCGAAAGTGGATAACAGTTGCACGCGCATCGGCTCAGACAAAGTGAGGATGAGTGCCAGGGCGGCTTTGAGTTTTTCTGCGAGTAGATTATGCATGGTTTGAATCTCCTGAAGTAAATGGGTTTGCAAATCGGGGTGTAAAAATGTGGGGGGCGAACCATCCGGCTCGGAAAGCTGCACGGGTTCGTTACCCTTGATAACCGGGCGAATGGTGAGCCCTGCGCCAAACAGCAATGGTCCATGCTGGGCGCGCTTTTCGTTATCTTGAAAATTCTCTGTGTAATCGGCGGACAAATACTTAAAGCCGCGATCCTTCACCGCATCAATCCCATAGGGTGTCCACTCTATGAGAGCGCGCAGCTTGTTACCTTCCACCGTCAGCTTCAGAAAGCGGCCTGCCGCGCCCTTGGAGGGCTCGTGCGCAACGTCCAGAAAGACTTCCTGACCGTAGGTGCCCTTGTTGAAGTTATCGATCATGGAAAGCAGCATCGGGCGCGTGATGTCAAACTCCCCGTAGCGGGGATCGTAGAAATGGCCGATCTTCGTCACCGTCACCCAAGTTTGCGGAGCCTCGCCATCCAGCGATAACGACTTCGGCAACTCGGAAACGAAACGACGCAACCCGTCCGGGTTTGCGGATTCAAGCAAAATTCTGCGTGCGCCTGGCATCAAGATAGTGATCCTCTAAAAAGTCTCCCGCAGCGGGGTGAAGCGAGCGAGCCGTGACCCGCTGCGAAGACTCGACCTTTTCAGGTCAGGCTGAATTCTCGTTGAATAATCGAGCAACAAACAGGCACAAAAGTGGCGTGATAAACCTATAAAAACGAGGGGTTGAGGGGGTTTTTGTATATTTTAAACAAGGGGGGTTGACAATACGAGCAATGCGCGTATTATGGCAATTGTCAGCGCATCGCAGACACCGCGCCTCGGGCTAACAGGGGCTGGAGAAATACCATGCAAGCATCAAACATCATCAGCGCACACCGCCCATCAGCACATCACATACAACGCGCAGGCTTAGGCTATTCGCGCCCGCTTGACGACAACGAACTAGCTACCATCGCCCCCGCAATATTCGCGCCGGATGCACACGGTAGCCGCTCTGATCGTTATGCCTATATACCCACCCTTGACCTGGTAAACGGAATGCGCTCGGAAGGCTTCTACCCTGTCAAGGTGACTCAGGCAGCAACCCGCACCGAAGATAAAAAAGGCTTCGGAAAACATTTAATTCGCTTTCGCCGTCAGGATCAACTGGATGCCGCCGAAGCGCGCGAAGTAATCATCGTCAACTCGCACGACGGATCAAGCGGCTTTCAACTCATGGCTGGCGTGTTTCGCCTAGTATGCTCAAACGGCCTGATCGTCGGCCAAACCGACAACGAAATAAAAGTGCGTCATTCAGGTAATGCGCTCGACAACGTGATCGAAGGCGCGTGCCGCATCGTGGAAGACTTCGACCGCGTAGGCGAAGCCATCGAAAGCATGAAGGCCGTCAACCTAACGCATGAGCATCAAATAATTCTAGGCCGCGCCGCCCTTGCGCTACGTTTCGAAGACCCCGCAAACTGCGGCATCAAAGCGGATCAAATCATCAGGCCGCGCCGTATTGCCGACCAATCGCCCGACCTTTGGACAACCTTCAACGCCGTGCAAGAAAACATCATTCGCGGCGGAATTCGCGGCGTTAAAGCAAACGCAATCGGCCATCTTGCCCGCACCAGGACACGCGAAGTTAAAGGCATCGACCAAAACGTCGCACTCAATCGCGGCATGTGGGTACTGGCTGAAGAAATGAAAAATCTGCTTGCTCACTAATTAAACCTCGCCCGGCGCAAGCCGGGCAGAAGGAGGCAATCATGCAACGCAAAATTTTAGAATTTACCACCACTATTAACCAGGGAAAGTCCAACGAGTCGCATCCAGTTGTCCAGGCGTATCAATGCCGCAATGGGTTAGCCGCAGGGCACCACGTGCGTCAAGATAGCGATGGCAATTTTAAATATAGCCAAGGCTGGCGCATCTACCATATCAACACCGGGGCTTTAGTGTCAGGCTTGAGCTACAAAGGGGAGAAATTAAACACCCCGGCTCAAGCCATGCGTGCCGCTAATCGCGGGGCGGGACATCGCCTTGTGAGCAGGGTACGCGAAGCGGAAAAAAGAAATCCAACGCCCGCCCAAAAGGTAAAGAATCAACCTCGTATTATTGGCAAATTGCAGGCATGGCCAAAACCCAAACCCGCCGGAAAATTGCCAGGGTGTGAACATATCGCCAAAGATAAAAATCACGCGCTGCTTTCGCTTATTGCTGAAATTGACGCGCAACTATTGCAAGCCCCTGAAAAAAGCGCCTTGTTTCGAGTTTTCACCTTTGGTCGCACAATGTTCAAAATCAATGCCAGGCGCGAAGCCCTGCAACGCTTTCGCGCTAACGTCTTAAAAAACAGACGCGCCTTTGCTGATTCGGCCTTACCCAAGGCGCAGGCGGCACCCGTTCTTAAACCTCAAAAGGAGCAATTCATTATGCAATCTATCGAAGCCGCCAATAGCCCCGCCATTGATCGCGCCCTTGCCGTATTGCGTGCAAGCATTGGAAACGTGCAAACCATCGCGCCACAAACCCACGCCGCGCCCGTTGAGACTGCCCCCATGCTCAAGCCAGCACCGCACGCCGCAAAGGCCGTAGCCCACTCCAAACCGCCGCGCAAAGTGCAAGCAAAGGCCGCTCAACCGGCTCACGATATATGGTTTTATTTCGGTCAACAAAAATCCCGCGCCGAACGTCGCACCGCTTAAGTTTAGGGAATTACATACTTAACTTCCCATTAATTAAAGGAGATTCAAAATGTTAGAACCGGCTAAAAAAGTAAATTCAAACGCGGCTTTCTTCGGTAATTTAGCTTTCTATTTGGGCAAAACTATATACGAGAACCCGCATGTTATAAATAGCGAAGATTATAAACTCTGGGAATCTGCATATAAATCCGCCGCTGTAAATTAGGAACTTAACTATATAGTTCCCTAAGTTTGCATCACCCGGCGGCATGGTGCCGCCGGATTTTTTGGAGAAATGAATGAGTAACCACCCCAATCGAAGCAAAGAGGGAAGCGATGCCAGCAACCCAACACCGGAAGAGATACGCCAAGCCCGCGAAGCGGCAGGGCTGACCCAGACCGAAGCGGGCAAGCTTGTATATACACAATGCCGCGTATGGCAACAATGGGAAGCGATACCCGGAACGCAAGGCTACCGCCGCATGCATCCGGCATTCTGGGAGCTTTTCAACATCAAAACAAATAGCACCCCGGCGCAGCGCCTGAAATACCTGCATTCTCTGCGTGACGGAAAGCATCAGGCTGAATGCACTGAAACAGAATCCGAATATATGGCCCTGCTGAAAGTTTCAGAATTTAATGCATCACCGCGCCCAGCCAGAAAGGCCAAACAGTGAAAACTCTATCCGTTCAACAACCCTGGGCAACGTTCATTGCACAAGGCTGGAAGACCATCGAAGTGCGCACCTGGCGCACCGACTATCGCGGCCCGTTGCTGATCGCCGCCAGTCAAGGCGGCAAACTTCCCGCCAGCGTGACCCACATCGAAGAGGAGGGAATAAGCATTCACATGCCGCGCGGCGTGGCGCTGTGCGTGGTGGATCTGTTAGATATTCGCCCTCTCCGCCTCGCTGATGCGAAAGCGGCAAACCTCGAACCGGAAGACCTGCACGCCGATGGTTGGGCATGGTTACTAGGCAACCCGCGCGCGGTCGAGCCAATACCCATCAAAGGCAAGCTCAGCCTCTACGACACGCCTGATGAGCTTATTCGGGCACAGCCCCCAGCAACGCATCGCCGCTGACAAACTGTTCATGCGGCTGGACTCCCAGCCGCTTTTTAATCTCGCCCATCTCGTCTTGATCGCGGCATACCACTACAAAATAAAACTCGGCACTGTTCGCCCCGCGCATATTCTCAACACCCTTTGCGCGTGCTGCCTTGATCGCCTCCAGCTTTTCCTTCTCATTCTCCACTGCGCGGGTATCTTCAAAAGCATGTGAAAACCGCGCATCGCCGTCGAACATGAAATCGACATCGAGCTGATCGAAACCCATGCCGTTGAAATCCACTCCCAGCTCCAAATTCATCTCGGCCAGTACGTCGAGGTCGAATACACCCTGCGCGGCGGGGTTATTCAGGAATGCCAGCATCTCCAGCTCTTGCTTGTCGTCGAGGTCGCAAAAGCTCACGTCGAGCTGATAATCGTTCGCCCGCGTCGTCTCGTTGTACTTCTCCAACTTATCCAGTACAGCAAGACGCTGATGCCCACCTACGATCAACATCGTGCGCCGGTTAGCGCAAATCGGCGTAATCATGCCCACCTCATCAACTTTGCCCTTTAGCCGGTGCTGCGCGCTTTTGGCAATTTTGCGCGGGTTACGCGGATGCGGGCTGATCTCGTGCCGCCACACGCGGCCCATTTCAAACTGCTGGTGTTTGGTAACGCTCACGGCAATGTCTCCCCTGACTCTTCGCACTCGCGAATAAATTTTTCCACCCCCGCACCGACAAACGGGAAAAATTCCTCGATTTTCGCGTAGTCGTCGGGATAGTGCTTGCGCACCTTGTACATATCTTCCGGGTCGAGCGACCGGAACGAATGCCCCAAAAACCGCGACTCCGGCGAAACTTTGAGCTGGTGCTGTGCCACATAGCGCAACACATCTTCCTTGCGGAAATACGCCGCCGGATAAAACCGCCCACGTGGTACATCAATGCTGCCCGACTTTTTCATCATCGCGCGCCGCACAATCGAATCGGCGATGCGCTCACCGGCGGCGATCCAGCGTTGCCCTGTTTGCAGCCGCACGTAATGGTACAACTCGTTAAAACTCACTACCGGCACCGACAAATCGTGATGCCTGAACAACCCGTAGCGCAAAAACTCGCTCAGCTCGGGATGAGGCACCCGCAAAATCTCGATCCCATATTTATTCTCATACCAGCGCAATGTCGCCTCTTGAAACGACAAGCCCGGCACTTGGTACATAAAGAACACATGCACGCGCTTGAAATGCCGCATGCACATATCCAGCACGACCACTGAATCTTTCCCACCCGAAAAGCTGACAATGACTTCGGGGGAATACCGGCAGGCTGCCTTCACCGGTTCGAAGAGCAGGTGCAGACGGGCTTGGTGCTGCGTTTCTCTTTCTAGCCATGATACTCACCTCCTCTCTATGCCTGATTAACTACCTGCGTTCGCATTTGAATTTCGTCTGAATTCTCTATTTCTTTCAGATCGATTATTGTTTGTCATCGCCTTCCAATACTTCCCGTTTTTTACATCCTTTGCGTAGCAATATTCCCAAAGCGTATGAGCAGATTCACCAAGTTCGGCAACATCTTGCAGCCACTGTGCTTTCTGATCCTCGTTCATTTGTATTTATCCTAATTAGAAATTCGTTTCTGTACCGCCGACCATTTCGACCGGATCATCCCTTTGGATAGCTTTCCCTGGTCGAACACCTCGGCCTTGTTCACCCCCAGCGCGCCTTGCCGTTGTTCTGGAGTCAGTCGCGCCAAGGCTTCCATGCTGCTTTCTTTGCCTGCCTGATCTTCTGCGGTTACCTCATCCTTGAACACGGTTTCCAGAAAGCTCAGTGTGTTTGGGTGCGCTGGCCAAGGGCATGCCTCGCGGCTGGGATAGACCCCTTCGCCTAGCCCGAACAGGTTTTGCGTGGACAGCAAATCACAGATGTCCGGCTTCGGGTGAGCAGGGGAGAGCACAAAGCGCACGCCCGCCGTATCGGGTAGTGAAAATGCGCTCTTGAAATACGCCTCGCCGTGCGCCCGGTTAATCTCGGTACGCATCAGCCTCATTGCGTTATCCATCGGGCTTCCTTGCCCGGTCAGCAGCTCGCCCGTGGCGTTGCTCATTGCTTGTGCGTTGCCCTCATTCATCTTGTCCGCGATGTCTGCCGGAACGCCTTGCCCCTTCATCATCAATTCCCGCGCTGACTGCGCCGCGCCGTGGCCTTGGATAATCGCTTGCTCGATATGGTTCACCACCACATCCCGCGCATGCCGATCCAGCCGCCAGAGTCGATCTGATAACTGCAAACCGTCCGCAGCAACAAAGGTGCGTACAAACTGCAACGCCTCGTGGTTGATCGTCATCGCCGCCGCCGAAGACAGCATCGCCGTAGGGGCGTATGGCAATACGCCCGCACTCGCCGCACCCATTCCCGCCGCCGTAAACGGCGCGGTACCGGAATCCGCCGCCGCCGCCAAACTCCCATCCAGCAACGCGTTACGCGCTACCGACAATTGCTTGAGCCGATCTTGTACCTGTGCCAACACATTCTGCAATTCCGACAACATCACGTTACCGTCACGCCCCGCCTGAGAAGCGATGCGCTGCGCGATGTCGTTGGCGGCCTGCCGGTAGAGCTGCCGCAATTCTTCCAGCGCGGAAGCGTCCAATGCCACAACCTCGCGCTGTGCAGCGAGGGTGGCGCGCTTGATGGCGGCTTGAGTAGGATCAGCCATTGCTTATTGCCGTCCCACTGCCACCCTTGCGCTCATTTCCCGGCGTGATACTGACGTTCGGTACCGCCGCCGCTGCCGGTGTATCCGATGGGTACGGGTCATAGTTCTCCGCCTCCCATTTTTTGCGCCGCTCAACGTAAGCTGGGTCGTAGCCAAGCTCTTCCCATACCAATCCTTTCGGCAATCCCAAAGCTTGTAGCTTTAATGCCCTGTCAGTAGTTTGAGATGGGGATTCGGTGCGGCGCTCTGCAAACACGATCTGGAAATCTTCATCGTCCGGGTTGACGCCCTTCAGTAGCAGATGCAGCCGGAATCCTTGCTCGTAAGCAAAGGCGAGCGTGTCCTGAAACACATCAATATTGTCGTAGTACATGCCCTTCACATCGTCCAGAATGTCGCGGCTCAGCCCGTCGCTGTAACCCATCATTCCCTTCGGTACAGGCGTTCCGGCAAAGAAGGTATTCAGCAAATGCACGATGTCGCCGATCTCGGAAAGAGCAGCATCGCCCTGCACCGAATTCACGCCGCCTTCCTTGTTCGTGTAGTAGTCGGTAGTTGCGCCCTGCGCCTGATCTTTTTCCACCTGATCGCGATAGGCTTGCACTTCGTCGGTGCTCGCGCCTTTAAGCACGTGCACCATACGCAACGGTGCGCGCATCCGACGACGGATAACAAGGTCTTCTTCGGCCATGCTCAGCTTGCGCCAAGTAGTGCGCGAAGCGTCCAGTAGCGGCCTGCCTAAGCTGCCCATGTCGTCGTAATTGTCGGGGTCAAAACGCGCAACCGTCAGCTTATAAAGCGGGAAGCTGGCCAACTCGCCGCCGGTAAAGATGTCGCGCTGGATATAGGCCTTGGTCACATCTTTAAATCGTCCGTCCGCGTCTACGTTCGGCATGATCGTTTCAGCGGGCATCGCCACCGATCCCACTACGTTCATTTGATCGTCAAATATCCATTGCAGCGGCAATGAACCCTGCATAGCCAGTAAGCGGGCATCTGATTTTAATTTCTCCACGCGGTTGAGTTGCAAGTTGCGCTGAAAATCTTTCCATTCGCCATCCAGTTGAGTGCTCTCTTGCCCTTGTTGCAAAATCAAACCACCCTTCACGGTATCAAGCGCGATCTGCGCATGAATGCGCCGCACCCGCCCGTCTGTCCGTTCCATTTCGCGGATGTCGAGTATGGCTTGCCGCAGGTCTGGATCAACCCAGAACAGCCGGTACATATATTTCATCTGCGCTTCAGGCGTAGGGCGGCGGCCTATTTCGCTGGTAGCCGCATTCTGCGATGCGGTTTCGTTCGGCAACAAATGTTCCGCTGGAGCCGTGCTAACAGCAGGCTTTCGCCGCAATAAAATATCAAGCAGTCCCATGTTTAACTCCTGCCCGAAAGCGCATGCACCACTGCGCGAAAAATATAATCTTTCGCCTGCTGCTCTTTTGGAAGTTGGTTAAATGGAACCATACACGGATGAGTCTTTTTTTCTGGGTCTTTAACATCTCCATATACCCAGCCTTCATTGATTTTTTGATTCATCCAGCTTATGTGACTTGCCTCTGGTCCGAAGTCGCCCATCGTATGAAGATCAACGCCCATTCTGGCTGAAATGCGCTGCCACTCAGGAGCGTCATCCCATTTTGGCTGACTGTTATCACCCATTGCTGCGCAATATGCAGCGTTAATTTCATGACATACCCGAGCAATATTTTCCTTATTCATTTAAAACTCCTTTCGTATGTAAAATCACTTCGCCGACACTGCGCCAGCCGTCCATCATTCCCAAATCGTTTAACTCTTTAAGCATCGGCCCCAGCTCCGGCATGTGCATGCGCACCATCTCCCGATTCTCGGCCACTTTCGCTTTTTCGATTTCCGTCAAATCCCGTAACGGTTTTTTTACCGGCTCGGGGTAGGGCGGCTCGCGCTTCACGAAAAAATGCGCCTTGCTCATGCCGTCCCGATCATCTTTCCGCCTCCGGCAAAGAGATCCCCATCAACTGATCCCGTGTCTGCACGCGGCTGGCGATCACGGTTGGCACATCCTCTGCGCCGCGACATTGCAGCGCCCATACCGCCGCGCACATGGCATCAAACAAGTCATCGCCGACCTTCGTATCGGCTTGATTGAACGAGGAGTAATCCGCTTTTGTTTTTTCTTCTTTGATGTTGCCCAGGTGCCGCACGAGGTCACGCCAGTCAATACAAGCAGGATCATCCTCTTCAAAAAATGGCATTGCCGCTCGACCGTTATGGAACACACTGCGCACGGCGGAAGCCATTGCATGCTTGGTCATGCCTTGAAATCGAATGGGTGAAAACGGCCATTGCGTCCACGTACTTTGCGAACTCTTGCCGTCGCCGACAGTTTTGATATCTACTTCCACCAACCCTTTACGAAACAGCAGCTCGTTCACCGAGGTCATCAGCCCGATACCGTAAGCATCGCCCATCGCATAGTCGGGTCGGAAATATTCCCACTCCGCCAGCAGGTCGCGCTCGATCACGCCCTCATCGGTATCCGCTGGCCAAGTGCGCACGCGAATCGTCACCACAAAATTACCGATCAATTCCGTCACGACTAACGCGCTGCGCGAGGCATGAAGACTTTCCCCGTGTCCAAGATGGTCGTAGCCAAAAGAGAGAATGCCGCGTTTCTTGTAACGCTTGCCCGGCAACGGCTCCACGATCTCCATCCCCGCCGCCAGCCCGACGGTCTTCGCCTTCTGAATATGCTTTTCCCAAATCCAGTTCGTCGCCGCAATGTTCATGCACAAAAACTGCCTCAGCCACTCGCCTTCCGTCTGCTGGGCACGCATCGAGTCCACCCAATCCCGGCTAATAATCCCCAGCTCCTGCCCCATGTACACATCTACAGTCGGGAGAACGTGATATTTGCCTGAATTGATAAGCCCTTGCAGTACGTCTGCCCCCTTGAATACGCCTGAGATACGAATTGATGGCTCGATCTTGATGCTCATCCCCAATCGTTCGGATGCGCCCAACATCGGCAGAAAGCGCGACAGCAATCTATCGGCGGGCATATCGTCAACTTCTTCCAATGAGGCCATCGCTAATGAGTCGCCGTCGATCTGCCCCATGATCCCGTAAGCTGTTACCTTCGAGCCGTTGGCAAACATAAATCCGCTATCGTTTAACCTCTGCCGACCTCGATTGAACGCGATATAGGCCGCCAACATCGGGGAGCGCTTGATCGCTTCCAGCATGTAATTCAGATTGTTCATACTCTGTTTCTGACGCGGCGCAACGATACCCAGCTCCAATCCCGGCGAGGTCGCCATCGTTTCAAGGTTATGAAGTTCTTTCGTAGAAGTCTTACGCGTGCGTCGGCAAGAAAAATCAATCGTGTTGCAGTGCTGATCCATCTCAATCATCCGCAATACCTGCATCACATCGAGATTCACGTTATGAACGTGCTTGTGCCACAACGCATGCTGCTTGATTCCCGTCACGGGGTCGGGTAGGGCGTAGCGCATGATCTCCACCTCGGCGCGATTCGTGAGGCGGATACGCGTGGATTTATTGACACGCTCAGCCACGATCTACGCCGATCTGTTGCGCTTGATGCTCCAGCAATACCGGATCACGTGCCTTATTTATCCGCGCTGCCTCCATCACGCCGCGCAACCCTTCCAACGCCTCGACCTGTCTGCGCTGGTAATCGCCCAACTCTTCGCGCTGCGCTGCCCCGTCATTCAGCTTGCCCAGCTCTGCATCTTCATCCTCAATAATCTTAGCTGTCATGCCCATATCAGAGAGCGAAAGCCCGGTGCGCGTCAAAATCTCACCCAACGGCCGGAACAGCGGATGCGCTTCGATATTTGAAATAATTCTGGATTGTGTGTTTCCGTCCGCGTCCTGATAGAAATACCGCGCAATGATGCAATTGCCATCCTTGTCGGTCGAGCACTCCGGCGTAGTGATCTTCACTCCGTCTGCGATGATGGTCTGGAGAATCTGCTGCAACACCGCAAAAATAGAAGCCTGCAAATCCGCATAGATTCCCATCAAGTGCTTGGGATTTCGCTGCTCAAAAGCGGCGTGATGCACCATAAACAACTCGGTCTTTTTCACGCAAGCCGGTTGTGTCCTGCAATGATCTCGGTTCACATCGCATGTTTTACAAAATGCATAGCCGTCAGGCTTGGAAGGGAAGTAGGTTGCCGTGCGCGCCGATAGCCCGTGCGACATCGCATTAAACCGTGTGCGTAGCGATTCGTCCTTAGTGGGATGACCTTCAAGATTCGCGGCGGTTGCCGCCTTGCCATCCTCAGTACGCGGCCCGGTTGCGTTAACGTAAGCCTTCAGCAAATTGCGCTGCCAGTGAACTTGTCCGCACTCGGTCCCGCATTTCGGGCAATCAGCAAAATACTCAAAAGGATGATGCTCTAATTCTGGCGCAGAAATAATCCTTCTCGGCTCGACCGTAAACGTGTGTTTATCCGGCTTGCAGTAAAAGGTAATCGCGGAAAGTGGGGAGGAACGGTCTTTTGCCAT